AAAGATTGGTTGTGGTTAAAAAGTAGAACACAAACATATGACCATGCTATATTTGATACATCAAGAGGTGGCTCAAAATATTTAGGATCTCAAGATACATCCACTGAAAACACAAGTGGTGACAGTGTTACTTTTAATGCAACAACTTTCCAACCAAGTGGACAGTCAATAAATGAAGCAGGTCAAGGAGCTGATAATATGATTTCTTGGAACTGGAAATGTAATGGTGGAACTACATCTACAAATACAGATGGTGCAACTAATGGATACAATACGACTGTTCAAGCAAATCAGACTGCTGGTTTTAGCATTGTACAGTGGAATGCTGCTTTCGATCAAGGTAATGGAAGATATAATCTAGGACATGGTTTAGGAAAAATAGCTGATTTTATTATCATAAAAAATAGAGATAATACTGGCGACTGGTATGTTCATCATCCAAATATTGATGATAATGATTACTTAAGATTAAATTTAAACAACGCAACTTCAAATACTGGGGCAAGATATACTTTCTATAGACCAGCTTTTACAACTTCTATTTTTAATGTAGACTATAATAACATTGTTACACAAAATCATAATTATATTGCTTACGTTTTTGCAACTATACAAGGTTTTAGCAAGTTTGATAGTTATACAGGTAATGGTAGCACAAATGGACCTTTTGTTTACACTGGTTTTAAACCTGCTTGGCTAATGATTAAAAGGATTGATAGTGCAAACAATTGGTATATTTTTGATAACAATAGAGATAGTTATCAAAACCCTTTTGCAGATATAATGGAAGCTAATAGTAATGTCGTTGAAAACGCAGATACAGGCAGGGGAGATTTTCTTAGTAATGGGTTTAAAATATTAAGTTCTGCAGCTGCTTTCAATGCTGATAATGGCGTCTATATATATGCTGCTTTTGCAGAAAATCCTTTTGTTTCATCAACAGGAGTACCAACAACAGCGAAGTAAATTATGGGAATATTTGATAATATAAAAAACGTCTTCTCTACTAAAAAAGTAGTTAAAGAAATTAAGCAAAGTCCAATAACTATGTTTAGTAATATAAACTATGCACAAGGACAAAAGTATAACTATGATGAGTTAGTAAAAGAAGGATATGAAAATAATGCTATTGCTTTTAGATGTATAAATGAAATATCACAAGGTGCTGCTGGAGTAAAACTAAAATTATTTAGAGGTAAGTTGACTGTTGATGACCATCCTATATTAGACTTACTTGAAAGACCATCTCCGACCAAAGGTTATGTTGAGCTTTTTGAATCTTTATATTCTTTCTTATTACTTTCTGGTAATAGTTATTTGATTGGCTCTGGTGGTGAAGGACCACCAAAGGAATTATATTGTTTAAGACCTGACAGAGTTAAAATAGTTCCAGGACAAATGAGCTTACCATTAAGTTATGATTATACAATAAATGGTAAAGTAGTTTCTCAATATGAGGTAGACCAAACAACAGGTGAATCTGCAGTAAAACATTTTAAATTATTTCATCCTAAACATGACCATTTAGGATTATCACCATTAGTTTCAGCTGCAACTAATATTGATAGTCATAATTTAACTAATATTCACAATGTATCATTATTACAAAATGGAGCTAGACCTAGTGGTGCTGTTATATTTAAACCTAAAGATGAAACTGGATCTAGTGTTCAGCTATCAGATTCACAAAGAGCACAAATTATAAAAGATATGGAAAGTCGTTTTGCTGGTACAGGTAATGCTGGAAGACCTATGTTGTTAGAGGGTGATTTTAGTTTTCAACAAATGGGTATGTCACCTAAAGATATGGATTTTTCAGTATTGAAAAAGATGTCAGCAATAGATATAGCATTATGTTTTGGTGTTCCTGCACAATTAGTAGGTATTCCTGATGCACAAACTTATAACAATATGCCAGAAGCAAGACTTGCATTATATGAAGAAACAATTATACCGATATTAAGAAGAATACAGTCTGATTTAAATGAATGGCTAACACCACAGTTCGGAGATGATTTAAGATTAGAGTATGATGTTGATAGTATTCCTGCTATGGCAGAAAGTAGAAAAAGAGTTTTTGAATCTGTTGTTAGTGGAGTTAATTCTGGTATCTTAACTCGTAACGAAGCAAGAGAGAAGTTAGGTTACGATCCAATAAAAGGAGGAGATGCTTTATTTATTAGTGCTACTATGATGCCAATTAGTTTAGCTGGTGATAGTATTGGTGATGATGAAGATGAAAAAAGTTTAGAGATAACAGATGATTATCCAGATGAGAAAGCAATAGCAGATATTGATTTAAGACCAACAGATGGTATGGCAGCAGAAGCAAAAAGAGGTTTGGCTTGGAGAAAAGAACACAATAGAGGTGGTACTTTAGTTGGTGTTGCTAGAGCAAATCAGTTAGTAAACAAAGAAAATTTATCACCAAGCACAGTAAAAAGAATGTTTAGTTTCTTTAGTCGTCATGAAGTAGATAAACAAGGTCAAGGATTTAGTCAAGGTGAAGATGGATATCCATCAGCTGGAAGAATAGCATGGTCTTTATGGGGTGGCGATCCTGGATTTAGTTGGTCAAGAAAGAAAGTTGGTCAAATAAATAGAGAATCTGAGAAATTAGATAATGATTATACTGTTGAAGAAACAGAAAGTCAAGAGGATGTAGAAGAAAAACAACTAACTGCTGCAGTAAAAGAAGGATTAAAAAACAAGGTAAAAGACCATAATGAAAAACATGGAGATAAAAAAGGTAAAAAAGTTAATTTAAGAATGTTAGGTGCTGTATTTAGAAGAGGTATAGGTGCTTATAGAACTAATCCAGGATCTGTAAGACCTAATGTTAGAAGTGAGGAGCAATGGGCATATGCTAGAGTAAATGCATTTTTATTTGCTGTAAGGACAGGTAAATTTAGATCTGGTCAGTTCGATAGAGATTTACTTCCTTCTGGTCACCCATTAAAAACATAATATGAAAGATAAATTAATTGAAATAAAAACTACAATGAGGATTGAAGACCAATCTGATGGCGAATCAAAAATTACATTTACTATCTCTGGTTTTCCTAATAGATTGGTTGCTGGTTTATATGCTGCTGATTTATTAGCAATGAGAGATATGAATATGCATGAAGAAATAGGTGAATACTTAAGAGATGAAAAGGAGACTTTACACTAATGGCTGGATTAAAAATTACAACTCAAAGCAATGTTTTACCTGTCACAGTTACAGAAGTAAAACAAACATTAAGAATAGATCCAGATAATTTTGATCAAGATGCAGAATTATCAATGATGTTAAAATCTTCTATAAAAGTTTTAGAAGAATATACTGGTCGTTCATTCATAACTAAAACTTATGAACTTGCTTTAGACAGAATACCATACACACAAGACGATAGATTAATTGAAGGATTTAGTACTGGACCATTTATGGATAGAACTTCTAATTATATAACTTTACCAAAATCACCATTAGTTGCAGTTTCTAGTTTTAAATATTATAACGATTCAGATGTTGAATCTACTTTTTCTACGAGTAATTATTATGTAGATAATTATTCTGATACTCCTAAAATTGTATTAAGAAGAAGTCAAACTTTTCCTGATGTAGCAAGTTTAAGAGTTGCTAATGCTTTCATAATTACTTTTACTGCTGGTTATGGTACAGCACCAAAAGATATTCCAGAAACTTTAAAACAAGCAATTAATATATATACATCGCACTTGTATGAAAATAGAGAGTTGTATATTGAACAAAAACCTATACCTGTGCCGATGACTTTAGGAACTTTATTACAACCATTTAAAGTAGTAAGATTCAGCAACAGGTTAGGATAATGAAAGATAAACCAAAAATAGGAGATTTAAGACATTTAGTGAGTTTACAAAACTCAACTAATACTAGCGATGGTGCTGGTGGATTTACACAAAGTTATAGCACAATAGCAGATGTATTTGCATCAATAACTCCTAAAAAAGGAAGTGAATTATTTAGTGATGGTTCACAAGGTATGCAGATTGAAAATCCAGTTACACATGACATATTTATTAGATACAGAGATGATGTAACTATAAGTAATATAACTAAAATAGTTTTTGGTACAAGAGAGTTTAATATAAGATCTATTTTGAATTTAGAAGAAAAAAATAGATTTTTAAAAATAGAAGCAGAGGAGCATGTAGCAATATCATCATGACACAAGTAAAAGCAACAGTAGTAGGCAGTGTAGAGTTACAAAAAAATTTAAAAAGTATATCTACAAAAGGTAAAGAATTAATCGCTCATGCAGTTTTTAAAAGTGTTGCAGATGTAGAAAAAGAAGCTAAAACATCAATACAAAGAGGTGCAGCATCAGGTGTTGTATATAGAAGATATAATCCTAGAAGAGACCATAAAGCATCTGCTCCTGGACAACCACCAGCAAGTGATACTGGATTTTTAGTAAACAATATTAAAAGAAAAATAGATTCTGATAAAATGGGTGGTGAGATTGCTAGTCGTGCATTTTATAGTAAATTTTTAGAGTTTGGTACTTCTAAGATGTTACCAAGACCATTTATGTTTCCTGCTTTAGAAAAGCATAGAGCAAAAATAATAAAAAGAATATCTCAAGCAATAAAAGTAGCAGGACAAAAATCGCAAAGTAAAGGTAACAAATAATGTCAGATCACAGCTTTGAATTACAAAAAACAATATTTACTACATTGAATGGTGATAACACTATAACAAGTACATTTAGTGCAACAGTTCATGACCATGTACCACAAGGAACAGCATACCCATACATTGTAATTGGTGAGGAGACTATGACAGACGAATCATCAACTAAAACTATAGATTTTAATAATTTTACTTTAACAATACATATATTTTCTAGAAACAGAGGCAGAAAAGAAGCAAAACAAATCATGGCTAGAATATATGAATTACTACACAATCAAAATTTATCTGTTACTGGTGCTGACCATATCAATACAAGATTTGAGTTTAGTGATGTAATTAAAGAAAATGATGGTTTAACTTATCATGGAGTTCAGCGATTTAGGACTATACTTCATGATTAATTTATAATATATTATAAAACTTCAGAATCAAATTAGTTGTGGACAACTAAAGAACTAAATTTAATTTAAGCATAAATTATCTATAAGGAGGATATAAAATGGCTGCACAAAAAGGAAGTGCGTTGCTTTTAAAATCAACGCCACAAGGTGGAAGTGAACAAACATTAGCTGGTTTGCGTTCTACTTCAATGACAATCAATGGTGAAATGGTTGATATCACTACTAAAGATTCAGATTCATTAGTTTCTGGAGGAAGCACAAAAGCAAGAGAATTACTTGCAGGTGGTGGAGTATCAAACATGGCAATATCTGCATCTGGTGTATTTACTGATGCTACTCTTGAGAACGAAGTAAGATCAAGAGCGCAAAAAGGTACAATAGACGCATACAAATTAGTTTTTGGTGATGGTGACAATATTGCTGGTAATTTTCAACTTACAAGTTATGAAAGAGCTGGCGAGTTCAATGGCGAGGAGACTTATTCTTTAACACTTGAGTCTTCAGGTCAAGTTACTCATACATCAGCATAATAACTAACTAGAAAATAGGAAGTTATTATGCCATGGGCAAAACAATCTATCACTATCAATGGTGAAAGTGTTGAAGCAATGGCAAAAGTGTCACATATTAATGGCACTGGATCTGTTGAATTACCATTTGATACTGAAGATAAATACAAATTAGATTCAAAAGTAACTATCGGTGATAAAGATTATGCTGTAAGAGCAGTTGTATCTCGTCATCAAGAAATTACTGTGCTTGATTTAATTGAAGCACCAGTATTTTCTAAACCAAAAAAGAAAAAGGAGAAAAAATTAGATGACAACATCTCAGAATGAAAATATAGAAGGCACACTTAAATTCCAGTTTGCTGGTAAAGAACGATCCTTTAAACTTACATTTAGAAGTTTATCAAATATTGAAGACAGATTACAAAAACCAGTTATGAAAATTGTAAATGGTTTTGGTACTGGTGATGTAGGTGTAAGTAATGTATCTGTTATATTGCATGAAGCATTATTAGGTGCAGGAGGTAAATATACTTATGAAGCAGTTGGTAATCTCTGTTTACAACATGGTTTTAGTAAATGTTTGAACATAGTCTCAGAAGTTCTACTCTCATCAATGGGATTGAAAGAACAAACTGAAGACAATGATAATCAACAACTCCCTTTGGAGTCAAACGAGAACGAAAAAGAAACAAAATAGAATTTTTACCAATAAAAAGGTGGTATGGTATTGGTATTGGTATTTTACATATATCACCAAGTGAATTTTGGTGTATGACATATGCGCAATTTGAAGTTGCTCTACAAAGTCATAATGAATTTCACAGTGGTAATAAAAATAACAAACCAGTAACAAGAAATGAAATGGAAGATTTAATGACGAGGTTCCCAGATTAAAATGGCTACAGTAGGTGATTTATTAGTTAAAATACGAGCAGACATAAAAGACCTAGAGTCTAAAATGTCAAAGGCACAGTCTCGTGTAAGTAAAACTCAGAAGTCTTTTCAAAAAGACATGGGTAAAACTAATAAAGTATCTCAAAGTTTTCAAAAGAGAATGAGTAATGCTGCTACAGCAACTGCTGCATTACAAGGTCCACTTGGTCCAATAGCTGGTCGTATGCGTTCATTTGGTGCATTGATGGGCAGTGCAGGTTTTGCTGCTGGTGCATTAATTTTAGCAATAACTGCATTAGTCGCTGCATTTAGAAGTTTAGTTACAGCTGCAAGTCGTGCAGAACAAGCACAAGCAAAGTTTAGTGCATTAGTTCAGGCTACAGGTGGTGCTGCAGGATTAACAGTAGATCAACTTGAGTTAATGTCAAGGCAGTTTGCTCAAAATACTTTATTTAGTGTTCAGCAAATGAGAGATGCTCAAGGAGTTTTACTAACTTTTAAATCTGTTGCTGGTGAAGCATTTGAAAGAACAATAGCAGTTGCGACTGATGTTGCTTCAGTTATGGGAACAGATGTAAAATCTGCAACTCTTCAATTAGGTAAAGCATTAGAAGAACCAAGAATTGGATTAAGCATGTTAAGACGATCTGGTATATCTTTTACTGAATCACAAAAACAATTAATATTCTCACTTTCTGACACAAATCAAAAAGCAGCAGCAATGTCAGAAGTATTAACAATTATTGAAAATCAATTAGGTGGTGTTGCTGCTAGAGCAGCAGGAGAAGGTGGTGTTACTACTGTTGCTGGTGCATTTGATGAGTTAGGTCGTAAGTTTACATTATTCCAAGAAGAGTTATTAGGTGGTACAACATTATTAAGAATGTTTACTTCAATGGTTTTAAAATTAGCAGACGCAATACCT